CCAACTTTCTAAGCCCTACTAAAGGGCGGTGGTTATCCGATACCGAGCTTACCTTCCTTACTCCCTTTATCTCTACAACTGCTAAAGCCTTGCCTCCGTCATATATCGTGTAATCGGCTTTCGCTAACGCTCCCTGATCTACAATACGCAGAGGCTTTTCCCCTACGAGCAGCTCAACAGCACGTCGTTGGTAGTCTCTGTCGCTCTTAGTTTCAAACTGTCGGCTCATATTGTTAGCTGCTCCTCCTTTCCTCGTAGCTGCTTAACCAAGTCAACCCCACCAATAGTAAACCCTACGTTTCCTACTAGGCTACGCAATACGATAGGCTCGTCCATTGGCGTGGGCCTTCCTCCCGTCTCCATCTCCTTTACCTTCCTAACGTGCAGGTGCGAGTACATCCAATCCGTAGGGTGCTGCGAATAACGATGTATTACCATAAAATCCGAAGCCCTATTGACCCACTTACCCCCACCCTCGGAGTCTGCCGCCATAGGTGGAGAAGGGAAGCCCTCGTATATCTGTCCTTTCTTATTTACTCTTCTCAGGGCTTCAGTAACAGCGTGGGTGTTCAACCATACGCTTACGTTGTTCTTAGAGCAAAATTGTCGCATCTGTGAAGCTGCTAGATAGTCATAGTCGTGACCCGTTAATCCTGATAATGCATCCTTATCTTTTGCTAGAGAATTATAAGGATCTATAAGAAAGCCCTGATACGGCCATTCGTCGTAAATCTCCTGCGCTCTTTCTAATAGCGATTTGTAAGTTAATAGTTCGCTAATGTCCATTATCGTAAAAAACTGCTGCAAGTACATTAGGCTAGTTTCAAATGTCGCCATCGACATTTTTTCCAATACCTGACCGTTATAATACTCAAGTAGTTTTTTCATAATACTATACGGCTCGTTCTCGCTTGAGTATATCAACCACTTAATACCGTGCTTCATAGATAGCAATAACATTAAGTAAATCGTTAGGCTAGTTTTTCCCGTGTTAGCGTGGCCTAGTATTATGTTAAAGTTTTTGGGCTTGAATCTTAGGAACTGATCAATCGCCTCGTGGCCGAACTTATATCCTTCCTTTACCCTTCCCTCTCGTACTGCTAATAAATCTTCGTGTAATTTGCTGAAATTAATCGTATTCTTCATTGTCGTTCCCCTCGTCTAATAGCTCAAGTCGTCTTAGCATCATTTCATACTGCTCACGCATCTCGCTATATTCTAGCTGCAATCGGAAGTAATCCGTTGCTAGTTCTTTGTAAGCCATATCTTTTCGCCAAAGCGACTCTTGTAAAAATATTTCTAAATCTTCCATACCGTAATATAAAAAAAGGTCGGGTTACTTACCCGACCTCTTTAAATTAATTTAGAACGGTAGGTCGTCCTCCTGCTCTCTTGCAGCAGCAGGGGCAGGGGTAGGTTTCTCCTCTTCTGTCTTAGGCTGTATATTAACCCAATCGTTAAAGATCTCAGCCACTTGTAATACCTGAGAGGCTTTTAGATTTAAACCTACTGAAAAATCTACTGCGGCTTTTAGTGCCACCTGACGTACGATTAATTTGTCTTTAGAAGTTCCACCCCCTGAAGGTTTATAAGAGCTATTGCCCCCTGAGTAGTTGCCGTTAGGGTTTACTCTCTTAAATCTAGACTTCTCTACGTCATAGGTGTAGGTAAATTCCTCCCCCGATTGCGGTTCCCAAGTCTTTGTTAGGATACTTCCCGACTGCCCATTATCTAAATGGAGTTTGTAAATCTTAAAGTCGTTCCAAGTTGTTTCGAACATTACGTCCTTAATGGTTGCTGTTTTCATATATAGCTAAATTAAATTTCAAAGTATTTTGTTTCTACGTAATTGGCTTCCTCTTGAAAGCCCTGATCGGTTAGCAAATGCCAAACGGAGAGTGCGCCACTATCTTCGACCATTATTTCAATGATCTCTATGGAAAGTCTCATTTGGATTCGCTTTTTTGCTCATTAATATAGTAATCAATACAATCTTGAGTAATGTTACTACTCCATCCTGAATTTAATTCAGTATGTCGGTAAATCCATAAGCGAGTAAGTTCTAGCTCGAGTTCGAGCGCATCAATTCTAGCTTCGTAAAGCTCTAGTAGTTGGTCTTTCATTTGTAATTTTAGTTGGTTAGACAGAGCAATAATATAAAAACTTTAGTAATTCACAAAAAAAAGTGAATAAAAAAGAAAGCCCCACCGAAGTGGGGCAATCCAACCAACTATCTACAAAGGGAACTAACGTAGATATATTTTTACTATTGCAGTATCTTTTGTAAGCGAGCTATCAAATACGAGTTTAACCTCTCCAATATACTTAGGGGAGTCATTAGGCAGGAATCCAAGATCGACCAAACTATCACAAGTAAATTTTGACACCATAATAGAATTATCGAGATCATAACGGTAATTGCACCTAATATGAATTTTAGCAGCTCGATAAGAAACAACATCGAAGCGGTTAAGTTCCGCTTCAATTTCTCTTTTCCACTTATCCTTTTGCTGCTTTCGGTAGGTCCAATGTTTAGACGAGTAAAAAGCATTGAGCGAAGGGACTTTACCAAGCGTAATTTCGATTTCATCAGTCCATTGCATCGAGTAACCTCTCGCTTTTATCAATATCGTACTTGCCTATGAGCTTGTAGATATGTCTACTTATGCTTCTTATGTTTTCCTTTTGCTCGGCTGTTGCCGTAGAGTCGTTAAAATTAGCGTGAATAGAGGTATCAATCGCTAATAATGTGTCTACTATCCCCATTTAGTTAGTTTATCTTAAATAGCTTACTGAAGTAAGCTATTAAACTTAATATTAATAATAATATAATTAAAACTAATATAAGTTTGTATACTCCAAAGGTAGGGGTTTTTTTCTGATATACAACCTGAGGAACAAAAATTTCTTTTTCTATCCTTATCGTATCAGGTAAGCACTCAGCTTCCACAATAATAGTATCGTAGGAGCGTTTTAACTGCACTCTAACACCGTTTCTCTGTAAAGTAATGGTATCTACCCTTTCGAGTACGAAAGTGTCTCTAACGGCCTTTATTTCGGTTATTACTACCGTATCTACTTTTACTGCTTCCTTTTGTACAATAGCGGGATCCTTCGCAATCGCACGCTTCAGGTGATATTTGGCACCACACGACGTCAGCGTTAATGCTCCAACGACGACCCCTAACTTCCACAAGCTTCGCATTCCTCAGGGTTTTCTAAATTACAAGTCGGTTGTTCCTTGTTCTCTAATTCCTTAATAAATTCCTCAAAGTTTGTGTCGCTCATTATTTCATTTTTAGTCGTTCGTTCTCTTTCTCTAGGAAGTCTACCTTCACTCGTAGGCTGTGGACCTCGGCAGTAAGGTCTAAGATCTGACTACGCAGCTCGTCCTTCTCGTTAGCACTATGTGCTAACAGCTCCTCTAAATTTCTTACCCTAGCTTTCAAGTCGTCTCTGTACAATGTAGTGTCGTTGTTTGCAATATCCTCTTTCCGTTCCTCTGCCTTCAATTTCATTCTGTTGGTGTAGAACTGAAAGGCTGCCCCACTACCTAAAGCCGCTACTGCGGTTATTAATACCTGAATCCAAGCTTCCATTATCTTCTCTGTCTATGCATTTGTTCTGCGTTCAATCTCTTAACAACACCCCAAGCAGAGAAGGCGAGGACAAACCAACCCCAATGCGTTGGCGATACAAAGATTGTACCCTTTACAGCGTACATCAAAAAAGTAGAGATGTATGCACTCATACTAAATAACGCAGCACGGACACGGCATTTCAAGTCCTCGTTAGCTACGCAGTATAATTGGAACAAACCAACCCCAATACACACTAGGTTATATATCGGCATCCACCCTATCTCCATTATAGTTACAATAGGAGAAAGTACAGCAAGGCATACCGCTAGAGTTATCTCCGTAGGTTGACTATCGCTGTACAGATAGATATTCTGCAGCTTAGTCATCAATGCCTTTATGCGTTTCACTTCTTTGCGAATTTTTCAAGTCCTGCTATACCGAAGCTACCTAGCGTTACGATCAGGAAGCTGTTGTACACGAAGTCGTTAATCGGTAGCTCACTACCAAAGAACCCTGTAACCACATCAATAACCATAACGATTACCATAATAGCAAACGAGATAAAACCGATTACGGTTTTCTCATTGTATTCATTATTACCTTTAAAGATCTCTAAAAACTTTTTCATCGCATTAAATGTTTAAATTTCTCTGATACTTGGAAGCTCGGACACGCCTTTGCTGCATATTCGTTATGTCCGTGTAGAGTTGCCTCAGGATATTCAACCATTAAACCTCTCAGTAGGTTCTCCATAGATTCTAGCTGCTTTCCGTGTAGCGTATCCTTCGGGGTTTTTCCGTCAGTCTCTACACCACCTACATAGCATACGCCAATACTGATGCTGTTCTGTCCTTTCGTATGCGCTCCGCTGCGCTCGATAGGTCTACCGATACCAATAGTACCGTCCAACTCAATTACATAGTGGTAACCGATGTCCGACCAACCCCG